AACAGGCAGTATTATTACAACTGGCGGCATTGGAGTTGCTCTTGATGCGTATATCGGCGGAGACGTTGATATCGGCGGCATATTGCAAACGGGCAATATTGCACCTGATGGAAATGGTACCCGCACTATTGGTACTTCGATTAACAGGTATGACCAAATACACGCTACAACAATCTACGGAAACATTCAGGGTAACGTAAGTGGAACAGTTAGTGGACGATCAGGCAGTACTGATAGATTAGCTAGTGCTACAACTTTTGCACTAAGTGGCGATGTCGAACCAAGTAGTTTTGAATTTGACGGACAAATTGGCGGCAGCACAAAAACATTTAATGTAAGTATTGCAAATAGTTTTATATCAAATAAATCTGTTACCTACGATGCAAGTAATTCAGACGAATTACTATTAAATGTAACTTCAGGAACAACTGGCGTTTATAAAATTACAAAGCGTAACTTCTTAAAAACAATACCGCTTGTGCCAGCAGGCGCAATGATGCCATTCGGTGGAGAAGAAGCACCTACAGGGTGGTTGTTATGCGACGGACAAGAAATTAACAAAGCAGAGTATAATGCATTATGGTTAGCAATACAACACAACTTTAAAGATGCTAGTTTGGTTAGTGACGACGGTGTTGCTAAGTTTACATTACCAGACTTTAGAGGCAGATTTGCACTCGGTCTTGACAACATGGGCGGACCAAGTGCAAACAGAGTAACAAGTATTGCTGCTGATGCAATCGGCGGCAACGCAGGAATAGAATCAACGACAGTAGCAACTGAAAATCTACCAGAACACGAGCATGATTTAGAAGGTGCAAGTGGCACACAGTTCTACGGAATTAGAGTTGGAGCAGGCGAGCCTGTAGACGACAATGCAATTTCGTTACCAATTGAACCAGGCCTTGGCGGCACACAAGGAATTGCTTCGAGTGGCGGCATTAAAACATCAGAAACATTAGGCTCGCCGATTAATGTTATGAATCCTTTCTTAGCAGTCAATTACATTATCTATACCGGAGAATAACATGAGTTACCAATTAAACAAAACAGACGGCACACTGCTAATAGACTTAGTTGACGGACAAATAGATACAGCTAGTACAAACCTTACATTAGTTGGTAGAAACTATAGCGGTTACGGTGAATATTTTAACGAAAACTTTATTAAATTATTAGAAAACTTTAATAGCACTGCTTCTCCGTCTAATCCTTTAACTGGACAACTATGGTGGAATAGCACAGACCAAAGATTACAAGTATATAACGGAACTGTATGGAAGTCAAGCGGCGGCCCAATTGTTAGTGCTACACAGCCTGCAATGGTAGCTGGCGATATATGGATTGATAGTGCCAAGAACCAAGTATATGCATTCGATGGCACAGATTTAATGCTAATAGGGCCAGATTATACAGTAGCACAAGGTAAAAGCGGCTTTGAAATTGGCAGTATATTAGATCAACAAAGCAGATCACGTACTGTTGCAAATTTATATGTCGCCGGAGTACTTACAGCAGTAATTAGTAATATTGAGTTCACTCCGCAATATGCACAACGAGTACTAGGACTAGTCACAGCAGCAAATCCAGACGGTATTATTAAAGTTGGTATGAATATTATTGATACTAGCAACTTTAAATTTAGAGGAACAGCAGACTCTGCTGGCGCACTTGTTACTGAAGCCGGCGTAGTTAGAACTGCTGATAGTTTCCTGCCATCAACAGCAAGTGGTATTACAACTGGCACATTAACAATTCAAAACTCAGGCGGCTTAACAATCGGTCTATCACAAAACAACGTACAAAAAGTTGTTGGTCCGCGTTTTTATATTGAAAACCAGCTTACTGATCACGATTTAAGTTTACGGGTTAAATCGAGTAGCTTCGGAGCTATTTCGGTAGATGCAGTTTATATAGATGCCAGCACAGCTAGAGTGGGTATTTTTACAACCAACAGATTACCAGCTTATACACTAGATGTTGAAGGTGACTTACGAGTTACAGGTAATTTTATTGTTGAAGGTGACCAAACAAGCATTGACGTTGCTACTTTACGAGTTGAAGATAAAAATATTGAAATTGCTAAAACAGCAGCCGGTGTAACACTTACTGGTGCTGCTGCTGACAATGCAGGTTTAATATTAGATACAAGTGATGCAGGATCTAAAACATGGACTTGGATTACTGCACAAGATGCATGGACATCTAATGTTAATGTAGATATAAGTTCAACAACAAAAACTTATCAAATAGGCGGAGTTGATAAACTTACAAATGATACATTAGTAAATGTCACAAAAGCACTTGACTTAGATCAAGTTGGCACACTTACTGTACTACAAGTTGATGAAATTAATGTTAATGGTAAGACCATTACTTCAACTAATGATATGGCATTTGTGTCTACTGCTGGTATAGCAATTACAGCTGGCGGCGACATTAATGTTGCTGATTCACAGAAAATTACTGGAGTAGCTAAAGCAGTTAGTGCTAACCAAGCAGTAATACTAGGAGCAACAGAATCTGCAGCAGGAACAGTTGCAACTAATACGTATGTAGACGAAGAAATTGCCACACAAAGTATTGCATTTAGTATGGATACTACCGGCATGGGCACTGGACCTACATTGCAAAATGCAATTGCAACATATTTAAATGATATGTATCCTGCTGCTACACTAAACAATCATAAAATTGCACGTATACATACAACATCATATGCTGGAGCAACAGTTGAAGGTGTGGATATTGAGAGTGCTAAGAATGTAAGTTACATATCTGTTGACAGTAACGGCACACAAAATGAATCAGTAGTACAAGACGTTGCTTTTGATGCAAGTGGAGCCAGCGGCTCCGTTGTTCTTACACCATCAAGAACACTAATAACATACAAATCTAACGGAACTGCGTGGATTTACCAAACTACCACAGCGTATTGATAATGCGATAAATAATACTAATAGCACTAGGGGTTACACACATAATGGCATATGCAATAGATAGATATAACAACACACTGTTAACTACAGTGGAAGATGGTACAGTTGATCAAACAACTGACCTTAAATTCATTGGTAAAAACTACGCAGGTTACGGCGAAATTCAAAACGAAAACTTTTTGTTCTTGCTTGAAAACTTCAGCGGAGCTAATCAGCCAGCAAGACCAATTAGCGGTCAGGTCTGGTTTGATAGCGGAACAAGTAAATTAAAGTTTTACGATGGAGGACAATGGCGAACCACTGGCGGTGCAGAAGTAGGTGCAACGCAACCATCAGGATTGGCAACTGCTGATTTTTGGTGGGATACTGGTAACGATCAACTTTATGTTTACAATGGGGCAACCTTTGTACTTATAGGACCACAGAATGCAGGCGAAGGCGTAACCCAAATGCAAAGCCAAGAAGTTCTTGATACTACAAGTGCTACAAGAGGAATAATTTCTGCTGTTATTGAAGACGAAACGATATATGTTATAAGTCCGACCCAATTTGATCTAAACGCAAGCCAAACTGCTTTAATTGCACAAGGTTATGATAGAATTAACATAGGTATTACACTAAGAAATACCAAACTAGCAACAGGAGGTGTTACTAGTACAACTGACAGGTTCCACGGCACAGCAACAAATGCTGATAAGCTAGGCGGAGTTGCAGCAGCAAACTTTATTCAAACAGGCGCTGGCAACACTGTATTTACTAGTGCAATTGAAGTAACAGACGCAGGCATACTAGTTGGTGACTCAAATGATTTCCAGTTTAAAATTGACACAGATGGATATACTGGCGTAATTCAAAACGTTACTAACAGCGGAACAATTCAACTTAAAGTTACAACTGCCGGCGGAGTATTAACTCACGTAGGTACAGTTGTGCCAACAGGAATAGTTCCAGCAGCAGATAATACATTTGCATTAGGCACAGCAGCACTAAGTTTTTCAAATGTATATGCGAATGCATTTACAGGTGAAGCTTCAAAAGCAGCTACACTTAGAGTAGGTAGTGATTTCCGTAGTGCAAGCGCAAGTGCTACAAATAACACCGTTGCAGTTAGAGATGCAACAGGTAACATTGCTGCAAACCTATTCCAAGGTACTGCAACACAAGCACGTTATGCTGACTTAGCAGAAAAATACACTACAGCAGAAGAATTGCCAGCAGGTACAGCAGTAGCAGTATGTAGCCATGAAGATCACGAAGTAGAACCGGCAACAATAAGCGATCACTGCATTGGTGTTGTGTCAACTGATCCAGCATACATGATGAACAGTGAAGCTGATGGTCAATACATTGGACTTAAAGGACGTTTACCTGTAAGGGTCAAAGGACCTGTTGCTAAAGGCGATGTAATTTATGCCTGGGAAGATGGAGTATGTACAACTGTTGCAACAAATGCAATAGTAGGAATTGCACTTGAGTCGGATAGTTTAGAAGAAGAGAAATTAGTAGAATGCGTACTTAAGGTATAAAATGGCAGATATTACAGCAGCACGAATTAATAATCTACAATCTAGTATTGCACTTATATTAGGATCTGGCTCTGGACAGAATGGATACGGTCAAGCAGTTACTAGCCAAGCAGTTAACAACACTGGCGACATAGCCACAGCCGCAGATATGAACGCAATTTATGCAGATATTCTTACAGCAAGAGTTCATCAAGTAGGCGCAGGCGATATTGGCATTGCTGAAGTTGTGCAAAATCTTAACGTAATTTCTGAAGATACTAGTTTTAATGTTAGCGATTTAGGCGTAACAACAGCAGACCCAAACGGATTTAAGAAGGGTATTGCAGATTTTGAAACACTTATGACACAAGTACAAACTGATAAAGCGGCACTACATTCAAGCCAAGCTGCATTAGAACCTGCAATAACAAGTACTAGAACAAGTACTTGGAATGGCTTAATTTATCACGAAGTAGCTGTTACATTTCCGTCTGTAGATGCTAGACGCTATTTTTTTAATACCGGC